CTCGTCTTCCTAAGATCCTCATTCCGATGATCAGACGTACATTCCCAGAGCTCATCACTAACGAAATCGTTGGTGTCCAGCCTATGAGTGGTCCAGTCGGTCTTGCTTTTGCACTCCGTTATAAGTACGAACCAACCTCACTTGGTTATCAGAATCAGGCCAATGGCCTCGACGCTTCCGGCACACAACAGTATGCTGGTGGCGCTGCACTTTCTGCTAACCCAGAATTAGGTTATCAGTACCTCAACACAGCCTTCACTGGTGCGAGCTCTTCAGCTCTCTCCGGTCTTGGCGCAGGTTCAGCCTTCACATTCGTTCCTGAAGATCAAGGCGTTGCAGCACTTCTCAGCCAGTTTGAGTTGTCCAGTAACATCCCTCAGATCGTCGTTTCGTTCGAGAAGACAGCAGTTGAAGCCGGTACACGCCGTCTTGCAGCTCGCTGGTCCGTTGAGCTTGAACAGGATCTTAAGAACATGAACGGTATCGATATCGATACTGAGCTCACAAACGCTATGTCGTATGAGCTTCAGGCCGAAATCGACCGTGAAATGATCATCCGTATGATTCAGACAGCTCTTAACGCCGGTTACGGCGTTGGCTTCTCAATCTGGAATCCTGCTTCGGCCGATGGTCGCTGGCTCGTTGAGCGTAATCGTGACTTCTATCAGAGACTCATCGTTGAGGCTAATCGTATTGCCGTACGTAACCGCCGTGGTTCCGCTAACTTCATTGTTGGTACACCTCGCGTTTGCGCTATCCTAGAGATGCTCCCTGAATTCCAGTGGGTACCTGTACAGGGTTCAGTCAATACTCAGCCCGTCGGTGTTGCAAAGGTAGGCTCGCTTGCCGGCCGTTTCAATGTTTACCGTGATACACGTACAGAGGCACAGTTCGAGGCTAACGCCGGAGGTAACTTCGGTGGTAAGGGTGGTTTCCCATCCGGTCAGACTCGTACAACTCGTCTCGACTACGCGCTCCTTGGTTACAAGGGGCCTGAGTTCTATGACACTGGTATCATCTACTGTCCTTACATTCCTGTAATGGTTCAGCGTACCATCGGTCCTAATGATTTCTCACCACGTGTTGGTCTATTAACCCGTTATGGCGTTGTAGATAACATCTTCGGTGCGAATCTTTATTACCACGTCATCGTTCTTCAGGGTCTCAGTACAGCATTTACGCCTGCTACTCAGTCTGTCTACTTCTAAGAAAAGTAACACGATCCGCAAGATCAAAAAGAAAACCCGGTTGATTCAACCGGGTTTTCCCTTGTATTATGTTAAATTTTATACCGCAGAAGAATAAATATTAGTACATATGGCTTACGAATCTCTTTTAACCGTCACACCAGCAATTTCATCTTCTAACGGTGTCCAAGCATTTACTGTAAATGCTGGATTCGATACTACGTTATTACTTGATGCGAGTAACACTACACTTGGTAATAAACTTACTGACGAAGTTGTTAAATTAATCATCAATACAGATCCTGATTCAACAGGTACTGGTTTAAGTGCAACTGCTGGTGCTACTTCTATTAATATTACATTCTCCGGTGCCACATCTTTACCAACTCCTCAAGTATGGCCTGGTCAAGTAGTACCAGGTTCAACTACATACAAGAGTGGTGTTAGTGCAACACTCGGTGTTTACTGGCCACCATCAGCTGGTACTGCTAGTAGTCTTTGGAATACAGTGATCTATCTATCCGCTAATTCAACAACAGCTGTTATTGATCCTACAAAAACCTCTACATTAGATAATTTCTTTTATCTCACAAATAGTCCTGACGTTAATCATCAGGTTCGAACAACTTTTGGTCACTCAAGACTTGTTTCATACAACGGCTAAGATAAAGCAATATATAAATAAAGTAAAAAGCCCTGGCTGAGCCAGGGCTTTTTTTTTGTAACAACAACTAACGAATTAAATTATTGACCCATGGCCTTTTCTGTGTAATGATTAATATCACCAAGAATATGCGGAAGAAGATGTCTACTACTAGCTCTAGTCGGGTTAATATCTAGTGAACCACGACGTGAATAGAGAAGAGTAACAACACAATCCTGTACCTCCTCGTGAGCCATAATACTTATAAAAAGTTTCTCAGCACAAAATTCATGAAATTCATTAACCTCACGAAGTGAGACAATTTGTTTAAAAAGTGAATCAGGCTTTACTCGCATACCATTCTTTGTAATAATATGAACATAAGCTGCACCTGTATCCTTCTGCTTTGTATGACGGCATCGTGAACGTAATGCATTTGTAAAGAACTTATCACTAACTGAAGCATGATCTTCAGGATGAATTTTATAAAATTCTAAATGATCTTGCTGAGCTGAATAGTCAGTAATTGTAATTTGCGAAGCAGTATCAGCAAGCACAGTATACAAATCCTGATAATCTCTTAATGGGAAAAGACCAGATGATTCTGATGGAAAAAATTTAACCTTAACAGGCTTACCAATTGCATTAGTAAGATCGGTAGTAATTTGATTTTCGTAATTATAGATAGCTTCTTTTAAAGTCTCACCCATCTTACACATATCAAAAGAGTTCATATAAAGCTTAGCAGACTTTGACTCTACCATAAACTCTGAATCCGATGGATATACAAACTTAATAGTACCAGCAACAGGATAGCCGTTGTTGAGAAGAAAAGTTGCTTCATGACAATGCCACGTATCAAAACCTATAAACTCATCGCCATTAATACCCCATCCCTCACGTGCAAGGATTCGAGGCATAGGGTTAAGAAGTGAAGGATCAAATTGTTCAGTATATACCGCATAAGATGCCGATGAGCCAAGAGTCTTTGATGCAATATCAGTTAGGTTTGTTGTCATATAATTAATTTAATCTCATTTTAATAGCTTCCATACGTTCTTCAACTGTTCCTTTTAGTTTTACAACTTTATCTTTTAACAGATGATCGTATCTCTTTAAGACATGATCAAACGTAGTAATCATATTAAAACGAAAATCTTTGTTTATACTTCTTTCACCGTCATCGACTAACTCAATGTCATAAGGATCTGTATAAAAAATAACGTCATACATTGTTATAAGCTTTTCGAAAACATGCTTACTATAATCAAATACCCACGTAGGTACACTACCTTCTAAGTGAAGATAACCGGTATAACATACACCGTCAAGAATACAGCGATCTAATATAACATCTTTTTCTCTAAACTTTAATACATTCTCTATATGCTTATTAATAATTAAACTCTGTGTTATACCTGTACCCTCTTCATTAATAGGTACATTAAACTCACGTTTTACTAAACGAGTCACCTCTTCAACAAACTCAAATCGATCACCATAATACTCTTGACAAGCTTTTAGCAGAGTACTCTTACCACTACATTGAACACCTGAAAAACTAATAATCATATTACCATTATACTATTACTTTGCCCACTTGCCACGGTTAACAATCTCAGCAATAATACTATAAACTGATATATCAAGAAAAGCATCAAACACTGACTCATTAGCTGACTCGAGACTGTTCTTTCTAAGAACGAGATTAATTAATCGTTGTAACTTATCATTGAGACGAACAACAATAGCTGAAATTGACGCCTTTCTCTCTTCAGGTAATACTAATGAAGACCCAAGAGAGATGTTACCTGGACCGTAGTCAAACTGTTTCTTGCAAAACGTAAGATAATGATCGTGTTGAATCTTTTTAAATTCAGCACAAGTATCAGGGTATTGGGTTTCTATTGCTTTTTGTATTTCATCTATGCTCATAATTATCAAAAAATTTGTACCACATTATACTGCCTAAAGAGTGTAAACGGTTTAAAATCTCATCCTCCTCAAGTCCTGCTATATTAATTGGATATGAGTCTATAATCTCACCTTCATCAACAGCAGGTATAACTTTATGAATAACAGCACCAGCTGTTTTATATCCAGCACGTATAGCTCTTATCTGCGGATCCTTACCCTTAAGATCAGGATATTCTGTTATAAGACCAGGATGTAAATTATAGATGTTTTTATATTTTTTACAAATATCTTTAGGTATGACTCTCAAATAACCATGAAGTGTAATAAGAGGGCTCTTAAAGGGTTTAAGTGCTTTTTTATAATCTTTTGATATAGGATTTTTTGGTAATGTAATCCAATTAAGCAAATTATTATCTTTCATTTGCTTAAGCACAACATTTACACCTTCATCATTTTGCCGATTGGTTATAATAGCAGCAGGTATTTTTTTAGTATGATGAATAATATTAGTCAGCTCTGTACCACTTTGACTAAAAAAAGCTATCCAATTTTCGTTTATCTGCATAAGA